CTATTTCTGGGATAAATGTGAGGGACTGTAGCACCAAGACCACAAGTGAATGCCAATCCTGTTAATATCACATCACTATTTTTACCTGGGGCAACAGAGAGTCCATGAGCACCGTTTGTAGTAACTGTCAATATACCGCTAACATGATCATAAGAAGCAGTAACAACACCTACAGATGGAATGTAATCGCATGTGAAGGCAACACCAGATAAGACAACATCATCTCCAACAGAAAGATTATGTGGGAAAGAAGTACTAACAGTTGTAAGTCCTGTTATAGAACCATATCCTACATTAATAATATTTCCTGGTTTGTAGAAAATTTTATTACTAGTAACAGCAATTCCAGTGATAAATCCATCAGTAATCTGTGCTGTTCCAATTCCAGTTATGTCAACTCCAGTTCTACTTTGCCTTTGAATTGAAACATTTACTGTTGTCTGAACACCAACTCTATATCCAGATCCACTATTACCAATAGCAACATTCGTAACGATTCCTGTCCGTGCAATCACCGCTGTTCCACCAGCAGCAACAAGAGGTTGATAACCGAGACCAGCTGTAGATCCAACAGACAGAAGAACTCCACCAACAGGGATGTTTGCATTGTTTACATCATAACTTACAGAACTTGCAGTTCCAGTGAAGTTAATTGAAGTAGCACTACCAACTTGCGATACCGTATAATTTTTACCTGCTCCCTGAGCCTGTAAAATACCGTTAATTAAAATAAGCGTAGATGTTTGTATTCCAGTAATATTTTGTTTATCTGATGTTAATACAAATTCTTTGTTCAGACCATTGAATGATTGAGATATATCATCGTAGATATGATTTTTAGTATAAGTTTCTTGATCACTTCCGGGAACTCCACTTCTCAAGAAAGATCTACCGAAGAAAGATGAAGAGGTTGTTATACCAATATAATCTCTAAATGAGGGAGGATCTTCATCAGTGCCAACTGGTGTGTTACCAAATGGAGCTTCCGCAAAGTTCAATGTATTACCAACAATATTATAATTACCTTCAATTTTAGTAACTATAGTATCTTTAGGATGACTTGCCAGTCCAGTTCCAAGCCAAGCACGCTGAACCTTAACCGCATTTGTTGTGCCAATTCCAATAGAAATAATTTTTACAATTTCATCTGTATCATTAGCACCTATTCTTACATAATCACCAGCAAAGAATGAAGTAATTCCGGAGAAGAACAAGATATCTTTATCAATTGAAGCTGCGGTTGATAATCCAGCAGTAATGACACCTGCCACAATGGGAGACTGAAGCATATTATCAATACTTAATACCACTTTAGAATTTGCATCCTTTGCAGTAAAGGCATGATTTGCACCTGCAGCAACTCCCGTAAATGCAACAGAAACTGGATTTTTCTTGAGTGCGTTTTCTGCAGTTGTTGCAAGTTTAATTTCATCTTCACCATTTTTGATGCAGAATACACTTGCTGGTAATGTTGTTGTTGTTCCAACTCCAACAAATCCATCTGTAGAGGCAATTGAAATGAAATCTGTCTTTATTCCCAAAGGGCTTGAATATACCAGTTCTTGACCGGTAACAAAGAAATGATTAGGTAGGTAGATCGCATTGTCTGTTAGATCAACGATTGTGGAATCTGATGCATTGAAGGTCTTAGTAAAGATCGTGTCATTCTTATGAGTAAGTGGGAAAGATCTTTTAACACTAACTTCAGTTCCGGTGTAAGTGTCGAAATTGGATTCCATGGCAGCACAATCCAAATCTGTCTGGAATAGAGAACTATTCACATCTTCTGCAGTGTTCAATTTATTGATGAATGTTTTAACGTGAACATCAATACTTGGATTAGGAGTAAAGTTGATAACTGTTACGTTTCCAGATCTAGTAGCACCCAAAGTTCCTAATCCCACAGTGCTCTCGCCACCAGAAGTATCAACTGCAGCATATTCAGTTAAAGATACGGTAGTGTCATCATCAATAATGGTGAATTCAGACATCTGATGAATGTTGTTTGTTTTATCAGAAACAACAACTATTCCATATGCAGCATCAACCTCAGTATCTAAGGTGGTTCCATATTGTCCAACAACTGTTGCAGTTGGAGATCCAGAAGATGCTATGTCAATGCCTTTAGCCGTTAATTGTGCAAATTTATACTTATCTGTTCCGACTCCAAGATATCTCTCAGATGAGAAACCTACAGACAACACATTAACATGCGTAGTGGTTACACCTGCAATGGGTTCAAAATCGATCAGCAAATCATTATTATTCAAACTTGCACTAAATGAACCTAATCCAGTTGATCCACTCTGCGAATCAAGAGTTGTATTTGTTAATTGATTATATTCTAAAATTTGAACATTTGTTCCATCATGAATAACACTAACTTCTTCAAACTCATTTTCATTATTAGAATTTTCAATACTCACAATTAATTTTGTTGCCCTGACCCCCGATGTATCTGTTCCAATTCCACCAATGGTAAGTAAGTTTGTTGTTGCACCTCCACCGATTATAATATTTGAACTCGCTACCGCAACTAGCGCACCAGGGAATCCAGTCGCTGTCGATACTCCAATGTTACTTGTATTAAGTCCAACAGTGCTAGTGTTTAAACCTAATCTATCTAAACCAAATGTGAAAATTGACAGAGCATAGTTATTGAATTTAAATTTAGTTGGGAAGAATTGTAAAACTCCTTCACCACCTTCAAGAGCGTAATCGTAACTTCCCAAGTCGTTAACAGTAGCAAGATCACCATATTGACTGATCATTGATTGTCCATTGAACGGACTATTCACTACTGTGACGATAGAAATCTGTCTCTCTGCGCCAAATACTGTATCCTTTGCAAGGCATATGAATTTGATTGCAAGTCCATCTTTTATAGATCTTCTTGAAACAACTTCAAATGGGGTAGTTCTTCTATTACTATTAAAAAGACCGCTTATGTCATCTATGTTTAAAACACGATTACTAACAGATTCAACATAATCCTGAATGACCCTGGTATTAAAAGTTATTTCATCTGAGAACTCACCAACGCTTTGCTGTAAGTAATTTTCGGTTGCGAGATCAAAGTTATTGACGCATTCCAAATCACCAACACTTATCATGTCAATTTCGATAGTTGTTGAATCTATGGGAGTAATTGATAAAGATTCTTTTTCCTCTCCTATTAATTCAGATTCTACCTGAAGATCTGAAAACTTTTTAAATCCCGTTGTATGAAGTAAGGAGCTTACAACATCATTCCAATCGTCAAATGGGATCTTTGATTTAATAGAATATGAGAAGTTTTGATAGTAATCGTTGTCGGCTATTTTTTGATCGGATTTATTTAAGAATCCAATACTAGACTTCCAACCATTATCAACAATAGAGAAATAATCTAAATTATATTCACTATTAAAATCATAATTTTTAACAATAGTTGCTTTAGACCCAGTTGCTAATTCTTCAATTTGATTACCAACTACAAATTTGTCAGATCCTTCAACTGTTAGTAATAAATTGATTGGATCCCAATTAGCAACAACTCCTTCAAAACCATCAGAAACAACTGTGTTTCCTTTTTGAAAATCATTTGAAACTAATTTAAAATTAAATATTGGGAAATATCTTTGAGGAGTTATGGTTATAGTAGAATTTGCAGTATCAAGAGATCCAAGACTCTCTGTATCTTTCAATTTATCAAATTTATATGTAACAGTTCCATCAACACCACCAAGGTTTGGATCTACTTCTAAAACTTCAAAAAGTGCATAATCATATTCTTCAGAGTTAAATCCATTTGATGTAGTTCCGACCCCAACACTAGCATGTTCTACTAGTATCTTATCTCCAACGACTATGGGGAAGTTTTCACTATATTCATCCTTCATGGTCGCAGTCACTGTTTTTGCCGATGCGTCGTATACCAAATTAGAAACTCTAATTCCATTTGGATTATCAACTGGCAAAATAATTGGATCTTCGTTACTTAAGGTTTGTGAATTTTTTAAGATAGCAACGTTGGGATCACCTAGTTTATATCTTATATCTAAATCTTTAAGTTGCTTACCTGTAGATCCATCGATGACTACTAAAGCAGGTGGTGTGTCATATCCTTGACCAAAAGATGTTATACCAATACTTTCAAATCTGGAGAAAGTAGTAATTTCCAACACCTGTGGAATTTGTATAGTTGGTGCTAAGGTGAAATCAGAAGGATAGTTGAATCCAATATTTTCTAATTCAGTTCTGGTAATCTTTCCAATTTGTGTGCTAGACGGTTTTAGAATAGCACCTCTTCCCAAGGAACTAGTTATTGTGCTAATACCAGGTAATTTGGAATATCCCTTTCTTTTATCACTTATATCAATTTCTGCAATTCCACCAAATTCAGAAAGAGAATTTGTGGTATACGATATAGAGGCTGCTTCTGTGCTAGCATATGAAACAGATTCTGGAAACTGATTTAGATTATAAGAGAATGTATTTGTAGTAACTCCAGTAACAGCATGTTCTCCAGTAAAAAGACTTTCAAAAACAGAAATTTGATTGTGTCCTTGAACGTCCTCACTTATAACAGACTCTAAATTAGTTTTTAAATTACCAGATACTTTCAGAGGTTCTAATCTATAGTAAAGTATTTTGGGAGTGTTTTTTGTTATGTCTAAATCTACTCTTGCTCCCGGAGTTCCGATTGTGCCAATTTGGCGAACTGCAAAATCAGAAGTCTTACCCTCAGTAATATATTCATTAGTATAGTTTGAGTCTTTGTATATTTTAAAAGTAAAAGCAGGCAAGAGAGTAGCATTTACTTCATAAGACAATGTAGAATTACTTAAATCAAATCTGACACTCGTATCTTTATAAAATTTGATGGGAGGATTTACAGGAAGAAGTGATCCTGAAGAATCTTTTGTAATATCAACAAATTTTGGAATTGGTTGTTTTGTTTGATATTTTGTATCGCATAATTTTACGCTGTTAGTATCAACAACATATGCGTAATACTCTTCATTATTCAATAAACCAGTCGCAGGTGTTTCTGCAGTATGAATAACTTTTTGACCGGTAACTAATCCATGGTCTGTGATATTGAGCGAGGAATCAGATCCAATTCCTGCTAAAGTAAATGACAACTCGCCAATAGTCATCTTTCTATTGTGAGAGTTATATCTTACATCTTGAATAGTGGATAATACGGGATCAACCTCTACAAAAACTTTATCATTTCTGAGAAGACTATGCGTTCCCGCTACAGAAACGGTAGCTTGAATCCTATCAATTTTTCCTCTAACAACTCCTTCATGATTAGTTTGAAGACTGTGATTTGTCCCTGTGCCAACTCCAACGAAGAATAATAATCCACAATGAGTGGTTGTAGAGGCGATGCCTACAAACGTCCCTGTAGTGCCTAATCCGACCCTTACAGAGGACAATCCAATAAAGTCCGAACCCAATCTAGCAACAAATAATTTTGTTCCATCGGTTATAATACCGACACCTGCAGTAGCCTCTGTTTGAACTCCAATGGGAGATCCACCATTGAGTTGATATGAAACTTCATCTCCAGTAATTAATCCATGATTTGGTAAGAATAAATGTTGTGATAGAATAAACTTGGAAGTTACTCCAGAACCTGGATTTGCAAATACTACAGTTGATCCAGCACCAACTACAGTGGATGAACTTATACCGAGAACCTCTGATGGATTAAAATAATATTCTCTGTTTCTTCTTTGATTATAAGTTGTTCTATATCCAACATTAATAGTAAATCTCCTAGGATCCTCCACTATTTTTGTGGATATTGTATGAGATACACCAACTACTCCATTTTGAGATCTAAGAACTCTTAATCTGGATGATTCTTCATCGATGTTTAAAACTTTAACAGTTTCGGTTCCAATTTTTAAAATATCATTTTCTTGTATTTGCGGATAGTCAAAACTTCCTGTGGATACATCGATGAAAGTTACTACACCAGTTGCATTGACTGTTCCGATAAATTTAGAGACAGTGAGTTTATTCGTAGAAACTCCAACCTGATATCTTCCGGCAAGTTTTGATGTAGTGGTTGAAATACCTGCTAGATTAATAATGTCAGTGTCTTTAAGTTTATGAGAAACACTTGAGATACCTATAAATGAACTGTTTCCAATAGGATAAAACTCAATATTAGAAAAACTAGTTGTGGCGGCACTTATATTAGTTACTTCTCTACCTTTAATCTTAGATATCCTTGCAGCAGAGAAGAAATCTGTATCTGTTTCCTTTGCAAAAACAATTCTATCATTTACTTTATAATTAGATCCACCAGTTTGAATTCCAATGGAATCAATATAACCTTTCTCTATGTTTTTTATATCTGATTTTGATTCTACAAACTCATATGGTTTTTGTAAATAATCATATCCACTATTCTTTTTGTTTATGGAATGGGGAGTTGTATTCCTTCTCCAATTATGCTTAGTGACATCATAACTTGTTTGATTTGAATTGTTATCGGAGTTAAATGCGTTTGGCACAGATTGGAAAGAATCTCCAATTAAATATGGGAATACTGGCCTCTTAAATCCTTTAAATACGCCGTCCGAAGATGCTGTACTGTCGATAGTTGCAAAATAAGCATATACCCCGTTAGGATAATCTGGAGTTACACAGAATCTTCCATTATTTTTGTCCAAGGTCGATTGACCATTTGATTCAATCCAAGTAAAGTCTTCAATAAAAAACTCTAGAGGGAAAGAACTTGTAGGTGGTCTATTATCCTTCAAAGACGCAACATATCCAGATTTCATTTGAACTATGTTTCCACCGTTCTCATTTTCATATGCATATGGTCCATAAATTGGATTGCCGTCATACGCCCATCCAATTATTCCAGAGTGATCAGTATTAGTCGATTCTTCACCATTAATTATTTCTAAATCTTTTTTACCATAAAGCAGTTCTGCATCAGTATCAATAGAATATAGAATTTTTCTCAATGCCCTAGGAGCATATGCATGAGACATTTCTAATTGACCACTTCCATTATTTGCCTCAGAAACAAAAACATCATCCGCAATAACATTGTTGAGATTTTTTTTAACTTTATTAATCGTCCAAGTTTGTAGTTCACTAGAAAATTTAGCACCAGATCCAGCTGGAATGACATCAATAGTAGTGGTCGATGACCCATATCCAACGCCAGAATTAATAATTTCAACACCAGTGATAGTGCCATTAGAGAGTCTTGGAGTTAACTTTGCACCTCTACCAACTCCATTAACAACGAGATTGGGAGGGGAATTATACTCTTGTCCAGGTCTATTGACAACTACATCTGCAAATCTTCCATTGATATCAACAACTGCCTCTAACTGTGCTCTTTCCCCCGATCTTAGTGTTACTCTAGGATCTCTCTTAAAATTAATTACATCAGATACGCCATATCCAACTCCACTATTAGTTAAGAAAATATCAGTTACAGATCCTCTAAACAGTGGTTGAACAACTGCTTTGTAGTCACGTCCATCTACGGAAGAAATGCCAACCTTACCAATAACTTCAACTTGAATTTCTGGATAGTTAAAACTATGAGTTCCAACACCAACTGAAGATAATTCTTGAAATTGATTTGTAACAAAGTAATGATCTTTTGAAGTTGATCCTATACCTGCCGTGCTTAATCTAAACTTATCATTGTCTAAGGTCGTAACATAATACTCATCTGTGACAGTGAGACCACCAACTGCAGTGTCACCAGCAGAGTACTTAATAATATCTCCAGTCTTATATCCATGACCAGGAATATTAATAAAGTTAAGTGCTGTGTTAATTCCAGCAGGTGCACAAGTCCTTTGTTTGTTTTGATATCCTACACCAGGATCAATAACATTTATAGATCCGATTGCAAGTTTAAAATTTAAACATCTAAATTCATGAGTTCCTTCACCAAAACTCTCAAGAGTAATTGTTCCAACACCAGCAACAGCATCGCTTAAATTATTATGTAAAGATATGACATATGGTGATAATACAGAGGCAAAATAAGTAGAGTCTGTTGTTATACCGCCAACTGCTTTTTTTCCAAAAGTTTTATATACAATTCTCTCCCCATTTTTGAATCTGTGATGAGTAGTGAAACCTATGGTTGATACTGTCGTTCCAATACCCACTTCTCCAATTCCTGTGCTAACTGAAGAAATACCAGAGGCATTAAAAGAAGCCTGAATGTGCACAGGAATCATGTTTGCTTCAGCTTTAGCACCTACACCTCCACCACCAGTAATTTTTATTTGAGGAGTTTCTACATAATCAAACCCAGGATCTATGATTCGTATTTCTTTTAAACCACCACTAACTGCACAAATTCCTGTTGCGCCAGATCCAACAGAATCTTCTATTTTAACGATGGGTGGATTTATTACATCATAATCTGAACCGGAAGAAATTGTATTAATCTCATTCAAAGTTCCATGATATACAAAATCACTTGTTTTATAATTTAATATCTCAACGCCATTAACTAAAATACCAGAGTATCTTAAATTATTTTTAATAAAACCAGTTCCAGTTACTGGAGGTGCAATTTCTCTGTATATTTTTTGAGGAACAATTGATTTTCCTTTGAATTCTTCCCTTTCAATTTTATTATCAGTAATTACTACAGAATCAACTCCTCCGGCAGGGACCACTGATTCAAATTTACCAGCATATAAGTTTGCAGCACTTTTTGCTATTTTAATAGTGCTTTCATCAATTCTCTTGACAAAATATCTACCTTCTGGGAAAATAATACTTTTAATTATTTCACTACTAATTGTACTACCATCAGGTTGAAGAACTTCGGTTGTTTCTTTTTCTGGAGTATAGTAAATGAGATCACCTGTAAAGAAATTATGATCAATTCCTTGAGTTAAAGTAATTTCTTCTTGACCCAACAGATAAGTTCCATTAATACTAAATGATTGTATTTTTGGATTTACCTTAGTATCCAGATACGATGGTAATGAGTTAGATGATACTAAGACTTTTTCATTATCAACAAAAACATTACTAACATTTGAGTTAAAAGTGGATATGTTTGAAAATATATCCGATTGAAACTTTGTTATCCTTCTACTTGCTTTAACTATTTTTTGCGGATTTACTACACCAGTTCCTCTCACCAAAAGAACTTTTGAACTAAAAATATCAGTAACAACTAAGTCATTTGGTGCTTGCACACCAGATCCATCCTCCACCATCACAAAGTCTCCCACCTTGAGAATATGATCATCAATGGTGGTCATCTTGTAAATGTTGTTTCCAGCATCTTCAAGAACTAAACTTTCTACATTGTAATACTGAGCAGTATTAATAAGCCAATTGTTAGATTTTAAATCTGTGGCAAGTTTACCTAAAGATTTAATTTTAATTTTTGTATCTATTAATTGATAATATGCATCTGTAGGATCTTTAATATCCTTCAAAACAGATCTAATTTTTACCTTAATTCCATCATTAATTCTAGAGTTAGGATCTATTCCATAAGCAAATATATCTTGATCAATAACGGTTTTATCTTTAATTTCTTTTGTAATATCTTGAGGATTAATCTCAATAAATTGTGTGTTAACTTTATCGGCATAAGTTATAATACCAGTTGTTCCATCTTCATATTTGACCAAAAGTGATCCAAATTGAGGGAATCCTATTGTAGAATCAACATCGATGTAAGTTTGTCCTACACCAACAGAATCAATAGCAATTGTCTTGGCATGAGGAGTAAATATTCCAGATATTAATTCACCAGTGCCATCATATGAACTATATGAGGAATCAATACTTACTCTATAATATGCATCTGTGAGAATTCCCACAGAAATTTTTTCGACATTTGAAATAGGAGCATATGCTTTTTCAGTGAAGAAAGTGGCATCTTGAAACAAAGTAGCGTTTACTAAGTCTTCTGGATTCCCCTCAAATGGTTCAACAACTAAGTCTCTAGTAAGTTGATATCGCGCATCTGATGGATTAATTAAAAAGTCTTGAGGTCTTATTATTTCAATATTATCATTATATAATGCTTTAAATAATATTTTGAAGGATGCTTCAGTTCCTCTTGCAGAGTATAAATCTTTGGAATGTCTTGCAAATGATGCCTGATTTAAACCGCTAGTTAAATTTTCTGTCTGAAGTCCGGGTAAAATTTGACCTTTTAACTTCTTTAAAAATTCTTGTAAAAATAAAACACTGAGATTTTTAACAGGAGTTAAAAATGCATGAGTTGCTGCTTCAGAATCTGAAAACTGAGCTTCTTCTGAATTATTCTCGGTTTCATAAGAGGTTACCCCAATAAACCCTCTAAGACAGAATAAAAATCTAGTATCAGTTTTTGCCTGATATATTATAATTTCATCGTCAATTTGAAGAATCCCTAAAGAATCTGGAAATCCAGCAGTGCTTTCAACATCGATATAATCTTGAGTTAAATCAATATCACTGGCTAATGCTACTTCATTTATAGTATTAGCATTTTCATTTAATTTTATATAAGAGTCAATATTTTTTATCAGGTCTATTACACCACCCTGAAATTCTAATCCAGCATAATACTGCGAGAAAAATTCATCAATTAAAGGAAACTCATCTCTTATATAAGACGGTAACTGATTTCCCAGCAAGTGTTGAATTTTTATTCTATTCTTCGGCATTTGTTTTTCTTACAAGAATTAGTATTAATATGGATTGCTGTTGACATCAATGTAACTTGATGAACTCTTATATGTAGAACCAGAAGGATCGGATCCAGAAGAAATATCATCAACGATCATTTGCACATTAAACGTATCTAATTGCAAATAGAGATCTTGTAAACCGATTACATCATTTGAATGAGGAACCGCAAATATTTCCATAATTTGATTACCATCCTTTTCTTTACCAGACACAATATTAATTGGATTCAATGTGATACGTCCGGACATGTAATCTATTTTTCCAACATTTCTCCTTTTTATTACAGGTGTTGAAGATCCTGGCCCTTGCAGAGAATATAATGATATAGTGCCAGTTTTTGTATCATTGGGTTCGTCAAAGAGATAAACTTCATCTGTTATATCTATGACCCTAAAAGGACTGGATTTTATGTTAAATCCACTAAGCGATTGAACATGCATATGATTGCCAAAATCAATAGCATATTCAGCAAATTGATTAAGTGCAAGTCTCAGATCTCTCCTCATTTGTATAGAGGTTAAATTAGATGTGATTGACGGATGACTCTGATCAATAATGCCTAAAAACTTACTGTATTTAAATCTAGTACCATATTTATTCAACTCCGTAGAGTTTGCATATTTCTGTATATTGTTCTGAATTGTTGATGAAACTGCAGCAACATCTGTCATCTTTCTTGTGTTATAATAAACTTTGCTATCAGTGATAATGTAAAGGTACTTAAGATCTAAAATTTCTGGAACAATTCCAGTGACAGAGTATTTTCTTAATTCTCTTTTTATATTTTCTTTAATTCCCAAAGAAACAAAATCACCGTTTCTTGGTTTGATACTAATAAAAACTTTTCCAAATCTTGGTGGAACTAACTCTTCACCACCAAACACAGATATCGATTCTGCCTCTGGGTAAATTTTATTTGGTATCAATATCTCATAATCATTTGCAGTTATAGCACGGTCCTGGGTTCCATACACTTGAGGTGCATACTTCTTGACTGATGCAACACTTTCAATGGCAGAACCCCCTGAGGAGGGTTCTATGGACGTTACAAGGGACACACCAGCAGTGATTGGTTTCTCTATGGCATTTTCGAGATAAACCAATCTACCACTAAAATCAAATCCATTGAGCCTATTAGCACTAGATCCAGAACAAACTAAGTATGAGATCTCAACTACATTTCCATCCTCAAGTCCTCTTCCAAATATGCCATCACCAAAAATAATCTCATATCTTTCATCCTCAACTTCTTGTAAAAAATATGTTGTAGAGTCTGCGTTTAAAACATCATTAACTTTCTGATCGATTAAACCACTAGTTAAATCATATTTAACTCTAATTGTAGAAGTATCAGATGGTTTAACCTGAACTAATATGGTATCACTGTCTATTCCTGTATTAGAAAGTATGAAACGCTTGTTAGGATCCTGTGCAGAATAAGTAAATGATTGAGTTACCTTTGTTCCCTCAATAACCTCTAAATCCGTAAAATTTGCTATATTATTTGTTACTGTTACTGTGGTATCTTCAAGTATATTGAATACAAAGGACTCATTTCCAAACTGCTGTGATGTTGAAACAACTGGGCCTGCCTTTAATGTAACTGATGGTGGTGCGACTGTTAAGGTTGAAGTATCAACTAAAAAGTTGATAACACATCTAGATGCCTTTCTTGATTTTGGTACATATCCAATATTTCTTGCTAGAGCAACGACATTTTCTCTTAATGTTGCACTATCAATAAAAACCTCATTTGCAACCATGTTTGCATTATATGAGTTAATATAAGTGTTATATGCGAGCAAATCTATGATGCTTGAGAGGTTTGATCCCTCAAAATCATAGTCCGTAAAGTTGTTATTTGCTCTAAGAATTTCTTTTAGAGAACTTTTAATCTGGTCAAAGTCCAGACTATTGAAGTTTACGATTGACATTTACCTTGTTGGTTGCAAAACGAATTCTAATTGTTGTACTGGAATATCTACACCGATGATTTTGTAAGTAATCACAGCATTATATTGATTTGAGTCAAAATCGGGGTTAACTCTAACTCCTGTCAATTGAACTCTTGGTTCAAAGATGTCAATGGAATTTTTAATTTCATCGCGAATTGATATCGCAGTTATATCGTCCATGTTCTCAAAAAGCATCTGTGATACTCTTGATCCAAAGGTCGGTTCAAAAAACTTCTCTCCAGGAGTTGTAAAAATGATATTACGAACTGAGCGAGAAATCGCAGTAGTATTTTTTAATGCAACAAGGTCATTATTAAGAGGATTAATCTTAAATGACATACTTACATCTTTAAAATTGCGACTAACTCGCTCTAAAGGCATGGAAAAATGTTGTATTAGAAATATAAGTTATTTATGTCACGTTTTTAACTAAAATTCATTCAAAGTTGTGGGTTCAGTAATGTAAATTTCTTCATTTTTTTCAAAAATTTCAGTATTTTGTTTTTTATCGCGTTTTTTTGGCGTTAAATCGTCATTTGCGATTTCACGAAGCATTTTTTGATGCTGATCATTAGCTAAATTGTCTAAAAAATCGTTATTTGGGGTCATTTTCCTCTTTTTCGTTTAAAATTTCTCTTTCTTTTGCAGTTTTCCAGAAATATTCGTCTTCACGACCCATTCCGAGTCGCTCATAACCGTTTTCAACACTATAATACTGAGTTGAAACCTTAAAATCAGGCATTTTGGGATCAACAGGTGTCAGACTGTTGTCAAAAATACGCATTCTGTTGTTAGGATACAGTGCATACTGACCATTTTCAAGTTCAATCAAGTTATGAGACTTGTGTTCAGCTGGATTTTCACTAGTTGCATAGTC